GCATTGTAAAGCAGTTCCTACAACAACAACTGAACGCTTGTTATAGGTTAAGTCATTGCTACCTGTAACCTTAGCAGGAATGAAATCAGGTTTTAACAGCCATTCTTCAGCTATTACTTTTTTATCGTCTATTAGCTTACCTGTAATAAAAGATATTTTAGGTTCGCTGTAATCTACGTATGTAGAAAATTCTAAATAGTTTGCGTCTTGTATAGTCATCTTAATAGTTTTGAATGTAAAGTAATGTAGCTAATATTGAAGCTCCTATAATACAGAAGTGAGCAACTAAATCTAACATCTTATTTGTTCTTGTTCTCTTTTGCTTTGTTAAATTTGTTATACTGTAATTTTGAACACTATTTTTTTTAAAAAAGTTTATTAATTCTTCTTCATTTAAAAAATAAGTTGCGTTCGTGTTTTTGTTTACTGTTTTAAAGTTTTCCATTTCTTGATTATTTAGTTATTAATTATTGTTACATTTTTTAATTTAGAAATTAACTCCTCTTCGTTACAATCTAAAGTTCTTTCAATTTCTAAGTAATAGTTTCCGTCTTTTAAACCTACTGACTTTTCAGTTTCGTAAGTTTCACAAAATATACTGTCTTTATTTAAAATATTAAATATTCTTTTGTAAGAACCTTTGTATTGGTTTTCTTCAGTAACATTTTTAATAAGTATATTAGTTGTTGTTTTCATACAGCAAAGATACAATAAAAAACTTACTGACAAAACTTTTAACATACTTTTTAACTAAAAATATTAAAAAAAGTTATTCCTTATCTAGTAAATGATACTAAAATAAATTTAAAAAAAGATTAAAATTGGTTAAAAAAGGGGTTAAAAACCTACAAAGGCATTAACAAATTGATAGGTGTTTGACCGTTATTTAGAACAACTGCACAAGAAACCGCAGGTCTTTTGCCATATTTAGCATACGCCATTGCGTAAGATTTGTGATTGATACCGCAGCCGACTTGAGTTCCAAAGACTCTGAACTTCTTACCGACATAGTGTTCTGTATAACATTGGGTATGTAAATGTCCTTGTACTGTATTCATCATATCAGCACGACACTTAGTCCTAGCTGTACCACCTTCTCCATGAATATATTGTACTCCGTCTGTTTCGTATCGTTCTACAAAGTTCCAATCAGGAGTCTCTAAGACTTCTTTAAAAGACTTAATCCATTTAGAAGGTATTGAAGAAGTCTGAGCTTTACGCATTATAATTCTATCGTGATTACCTATTATAACAGTAGCCATAGGAAAAGCGTCACGCCATCTACCTATTTTTTTAATAGCCAATTCTAGCTCATCTAAGCCACCCATTCCATCAGCACTAGCCTCATGATAGCTTGAGTAATGATTGTCTATTACATCACCTATAAATACAACCTCTGTGCAATTATAAGCGTAGTATTGGTCTATACAGAAGTCTAAGTAGCCATCTAAACAGAACGGTTCATGCAAGTCACCGATAACTAGAACATTTCTAGTCTCGGCTTCTCGCATCTTTTCTAGTGCCACAATTTCGTGTGGCTTTAATCTGTATCTATTACTTTTTAGCAACGTCAGCTATTCCTTGTCCAACGATAAGAACTAAGATTGCGTGATACAATTCTCTTGCAGTATTTTCGTCTACTCCTAAATAAGTAACTAAAGCAGGCACTACTACTGAACTGATTGCATACCAAAACTTCTTTGACTTTAACATCTGTCCGATAAGGTACTTTTCAAAAAACTTTTTCATATTATTTATTTTTAATTATTAAGTTAATATTTTCTCCGCCCAAATTTAGTATTTCTTTGATAACTAAATCCATAGCTAAGCGTGAGTTTTCAACAATGTCCTGTTGACGACCGTTTCCTACTAGAATACAACCACTTGTATCTTTAGCTGTGTTTCCTCTATGAAATAAGATATAACTTCTATTAGGCACATCCTGAACTAATAAGTGTAAGTAATCCCTAGTTGCTGACTCTCTCGCTAGTCTTAATCTTACTTTGTAATTCCCTTCAGGAATACAGCTTATGTTTCTTTGATTATCTAGCCAAGGATTTTCTAATGTATCACAAAAATTCTCACCATTAATAAACAACTTACCAATAGTGCTTTCTTTTGTAAAAGTATCTCTAATGATTAAAAGATTAACGCCCTTGACCTCTGTAGGCTTTTTTAAAGCCGTTCTGTCCTTTACTTGCGTTTTTAGAGTGTACTCCCTTTCGTTTCTTTTTAACGCTCTTAAAACCACTTGTAATAACTTTACGAGCCATCTATTTATTTTTTTCAAATTGAATGAATTTATATATAGTAAAACTAATTGCTAGAGTCAAAGAAACTAGCGTTAGTATTTCGTTACAATCAGTTATGCTGAATGCTATTGCTGAGGTGTTAGCTAACCCTACTTGTAGAGTGTCTTTTACTTCTGTCATTTTGTTTTGTTTTTTTATCTAAGTAGGTCTTTAGCTTAGTAATATTCTTAGTTTTTGGTTTATAGTGTTTCTTCATTAATCAGAAGCGTTTAAAAAGTTTCTCAATGTTAGTTTAGTTCCTTGTCTCATTGGTCTTTCTAGGTTCATTCCGTTGTAATACGCATTTTGGTCAGGTGAAATATCAGCACCACTATTAGTATTGTATTCAGGAAAGCTAGATATATTGTTAGTGATATACTGTATCATTCGTTCTGTAAAATATTCAGCATTGTTTCTTACTTCTTCTCTTAGGTGTTGAGCTTCTTCTGTGCTTAAAGCGTTTCCCGTCTCTGAAGTCTTAGAATAGATGTTACCGTTTTCCGTTTTAAAGCGTAAATAAGGAATGCACATATGAAACGCCCAAGAAGGCAAACAGTCGCCAATATACTCATCTACTAAAGTCTTGTAAGCTTCATTTCCTACATTTCCTATTGTTCCTGCTGTAATTAAACTTTCTAATTTTTCGTACAGAGTAGTTCCTAATTTTGTTTCTATATAAATACGCTGAGCTTGTAACACATAAGGTAACAATATTTCAGGATCTACATTTAAGTTTATTGCTGTGCTATCTTTTAGCTTTGCTTCTGATATGAATAATACGTATGCCATTGTTTATCTAGGTTTTAAAAATCCGTTGTTTTTCATTCTTTTTGGTGGTTTTGCTACTAGCTTATCGTTTCTTTCAGCTGTAAATCCTTCAGATAAAGCTTTAGTGTAAGATATTGCTTCACTTGGCTTGATATTACTCTTAGCACCTCTTGAAGATGTTTTATAGATTTGTCTCAACCAAAAGTGATGGCAATTTCCACCGCCTTTGTATAGCCATATAGAATATGTAGCAGCGCCACGAGGTCCCCATCCTGCATTAACAGCCCTAGAACCCATTTGTATAATATCTTCTTTTCTGTAAACTTTTCTTGCTGACATCATAATATTACAAAAATCCCTTGTACTTCCTTCTTGACTTAGGAAATTATCTTTAGTGTAAACATATCTAACTTTATAAAAATCATTATCTGATTTATTAGTACCATCTTGTTCACTTCTTGCGTTCGGTCTTGCTGTTCCTGTAGAAGCTAATTCTGTTTTGTTGTAACTATTTAGTTCAGCTTCATAATTAAAATCTTGGTGTTCTCCATCAACAATTTCTTCATCTATCAATTCCCAATCTTCAGGAATATCTTCTCCAAATTCTTCAATAAATTTTTCAAGTTCAGTTGCTTCTGTTTTAGCAAGTTTAACATCTTGCTCAACTGTGTCTTCATCTCCTAAAGGTTCAAGTCCTAAGTCTGAACGTATTTCGTCAATCGTCATTACTTCCCTTATTGTCTTAGAGTCAAATTGTACTGTAATAGGTTTTAATTGTACAAATTCTACAGGCAAGTCTATGTTGTTTACTGAGAATATAGTTTGCAAAGTGTTTAAGATGTTTAATTGGAAGCCACGAACAACTGTATTTTGATAGAAATTAGCTGCGTTTATTAGCTCGTCTGCATTACTAGAAAAGCCATTAGAAGTATCAATACCCATTAAAGTTTTAGATGTAATTCTATGTGCTGCACAAATATTTGAAACTAAAAGCTCTTGTAAAGCTAAGTATTGCTTGTCTGCATCAGAAACGCTTATAGGTGTTATTTCAGGTGTTCTAGTCTTATCGTCTGAAAATGTTAAAATAAATTTGCCCGAATTTGCGGCACCCACGAATTTATCAGTAAGACTTTGTTCTATTTGTCGTCTTTCTTCTTGTGTCGGTACTCCGTTCGCAAAGGATATGAAGTAGCTTCCTGAGAAGCCGTTCTCTATATTGTTTAAATGAAACTCTGCAACTCTTTGGTCTACTAAAGCCCAATTACAACCTGCTATGTAATCAGGTGTATGATAAACGTCCATATTAGGACTGTAAGCACCTGTATATAGTAACTGACTTCCTGAAGTCCTATCGTTTACATTGAAAGCAGTAATAGGATAGGGTTTATTTGTTCTAGTGTTTCCCCAATCAGCACTTATAAAGTAAGTATCAATCTTACCTAGTTCGTTAGGTCTTCCCGCTCTTACTCGTTCTACAGGTACGTGATACAGCTCAACTATTTCTGTTCTTTCTCTGTTCCATACAATATGCAAAGCGTATGCTCCCTGAAGCTTAAAATCAAAAGCAACTTTCTTAATTACTTGGTGTAAACTTTCATTTGAATTAGCGTGTCTTAAAAACTTTTTAAGTTTAACATAAGTTTCTAAATTAATAGCGTCTTCTTCTTCACATACTAAGTCCTCACCTGCTATAATTTCGGCTGTCTGATTAATAATTGCAGCGTGTGTTGAACTTGAATAGTAAAGGTCAATTAAGAACTGAGGGTAAAGATTTTTCCAATCTTCCGTTCCGTATTCTATATAATCACGTCCTCTAACCTCTTGTACTATTGGAGCTGTTGATGTTTCTAAGTTTATACTAAGTATTTTGTCCATTTTATAAGTTTGATAAATAAGTATTTACATTAGCTGTAAGTGCTGTGCTTTCTGTATCATATATTTGTATTTCGCTAATTGTTCCGTCATAAGCGTTAGCGTCTGTTGCTCTTACTCCTATTGCGTCAATATTTGCTGTTCCTGCTAAAGTTTGTGTATTAGTTTGAGCAACTCCATTAATGTAGAGTGTAACTAAGTTAGACGCATTTCTTGTAATAACTAAATAATTGTCTGCTGACAAGTCGCCATCATTTACAGTAATATCTACTTGCGAACCGTCTGTTTTAAACCTTAATTTTGTACTACTAGTTATTTTAAAAAATTCGTTGGTTTGTGTGTTATCTCCTAATACAATTACATTATTTAAAGCAGGGTAAAGTCTTAACCCTAAAGTAAACGCACCTGATAAGAGTATATCAGAAGCCGTTTGTAAACTTTGAGTAGCTGAAGCGTCAAAGTCAATAGCACCTGAATTGTAAGCAGGTTGTTCACTTGCTGTAGCTTGTACCATATCAAAACTATTAGAAGAACTATCAGCCCAAGCTGAAACATCAGAACCATTTAATGTAATTCCTGTTTGAAATTTGTACCACGCTTCAAGACCTGTTTCATCAGAAGGTTGCCAACCCCCTAACGTATTAGTACTTACTAAACTTAATGCTTGTTTAAGTGCTAACATTATATAACTTGCTCGTAGTAACAAATAGCTAAACCACTTGTCAAAGTGATAGCCGTACATTGAAGAAATAAAGTCGTTCCCGCAGGTATAGTCGTGTGAAGACTTGCCGCTGCTGAACCTGTACCTGTTTGAATATTAGAAGCAGTTATTGAGGCTATTACACTTTCTGTAACAAAGTGAATTGCATAATAGTCTTTACCTGTCATTGCTGTAGTAGTAATAACATCACATCTATTTTTCCCTAGTTGCTCAGTTAATAATTGTTGTACGTTTTCTATTGCCATTTTTTTTTATTTTATTGTCCGTAATATATATAGTTTGTTTCTGTCGGTGCTTCTCTTTGCTTGTATCTAACTTGCTGAGTTCCGTCTTTTTCTGATAAGTTCATTTTACCTTTAGTAACTAATCCCTGAACTACTCCTTTATCGTTAGCTACAGGGCTTAAAACATCATTTTCTGTTACAGGTGCATTTCCTGAAGAAACAGTTACTGTTCCTATCCAACTAACCTCGTAAATTTCATACTTCCAATAACCTGCAGGAAATAGCTTTACAAATCCTGTATAAATATTAGGTGTAGTTCCGTAAGAAATATTTATATTAGTATATCTATCTTTAATAAGTTCAGTATTGCCGTAAGCATAATATACAGACTTATCTAAGTCGTTTGTGAATTTGACTAAGTGTCTTATTTGAGTAGAAGCAACAGAAGTATTGATACGATTGTCCTCAGTTTGCACGTATATCTTTAAGTCTGTTTCTGTTGTTGCTTGTATCATAGTTAGTTTGTCTGTTATATAATAGAAATAAGCTGTATTTATTTGTATTCAGTTAGTAATAAAAAGAAAAAGGTGAACCGAAGTCCACCCTAATCAAGAAATATATAAGAAAACTACTAAGATGTAGTGATTGAGACATTCGTAAATGCTGAATTGTCAAAAGGATTTGTAGTGTAATCTGCTACCATTGGAAACGGTTCTGCCTCCATTCCGTCAAATGTAAGAGTGTATCCGTTCTTATCTCCCCAAGCAGCACCTGTATCCATAGTACCTGCATTTAATTCCATTCCATTAACTCTCCCTAAACAGATGATAACATCATGTCCGTTAGCTAATTGTTGATTTAATTGAGCAAAGACAACTGTTTTAGTCGCTCCGAGTAATTTCACCTGATTTTGGTCTTCTTTTGTAAGTCTGTTGAATAACACCTGAACTGTTGGTGTGTAGTAGATTGTTCCGTTTTCACGAGAACCAACAATTGTGTCAGTAACAGAAGCAACGCCCATAGGCATAGCATATCTGTAAAGTCCTGTTCCTGCTCCCATTTCAATATCAGTAACTTCTCCTGAAGCTTCAACAATTCCTACTGTTTCTATTGGTGCTGTAAATTGGTCGTAAACTCCGAAATAAATAAACTTTACTCCTCCACTGATACGATTACAGTCGAGTCCCCTTCCCTTTGTTAAATTTGTACAAGCCATTTTATTTTATTTTTTAGGTTAAGGGTGGAAGGGTTTTACCCCCTCCATCCGTATTATTTATTTATTATGATTGGTAAACGATATCAGCTCCAACTCCTACCTGAACACCTCCTGAGTAACGAGCAACTAATCTCATATTGTCGCTTCCGTCCAAAGCAGCCATATCCATCAAAGAAATTCTTGTAGCATCTGAAAGCAAGTCAGTACCGAAGAATAAGTTAGATTTTTCTGCTGCTACTAATTTGTTGTCTAACATTCCGTTACAAACAGCGATTTTGTACCCTTCAAATACAGGAACGTAATCTCCATTCATATTGTAAGCATTAACATACCCTAAAGTAGATACTGCTGATACATATAAAGCGTAAGTCTTAGGACTCATGTAAATATGTAAGTCTTCTTTTCTCAATACTGCTGAAATATCAGATGCCATATCAGCTGTTAAAGTTTGTAAGTTAGTTATGATGTTAGCTGCTGTGTAAGCACCTGAAGCAGTTGAAGCATTTACTGTTCCATCTACTGCAAAGATACCTGTAGTTCCTGTTAAGAAACCTTCAAATTCTCCTGCATTTGCTGCTGCTCCTGACCATACTGAGTCTTCAACTCCATTAGCGATAATTTCTCCCATGTAAGAAATTACATAGTCATCAAAAGATGCAGGTGGTGGTGCTCCTGCTCCTGCTCTCATTTGTAACGCTTCCCATGAGTCTAATAATGTAGCCTTGCATAAGTCAATGTTAATTTGTAGATTTTTTGGAGTAAGTACGTTTTCTGTCAAAGCAAGAGTTCCTGCATCAGTAAAGTCGCAAGAAGCGTCTTTTACTAATCCTGAACCTGCCATTTTTTGAATGTTGCTCTTATACTTGATGTTTTCAATCAAAGTTAAGTAGTCTAGTGAGTTTGCTTGGTTTAAAGCTGCGGAAATGTAAAATCCTGCTGCCTTTCCTGCAAAATTGCTTGTCGTTGTAAAAGCCATGTTTTTGTTTTTTATTTATTAATTATTATTTATTTAAATCTTGTAAGAATTTTTCTCTTTTTGATAACTTAGCGTAGTCTTTTCTAGCCATTGGTTTTCTATCTGAACTGAACTTGTTTGTGTCTAAAGGTGCTGAAGCAGGTTGTGCTGCTAACTCAGTTTTTAACCTTTCGTTTTCTTCTTTTAACTTAGTCAATTCATCTTCTGCTGAGAATTCAACTACTTCTGTAGTTTTTATAGACTTAGGATTTGTAGAAGGTTCTTCTGTTTCTTCTGACATTTCTTCAACTTCATCATCACCGCCAACTTTTTCTTCTTTAAGTTTTGCTACAGCGATTTCTAAGTTTTCAATTCTTTTTTCCATACCTTGCCAATCAGCAACGTCCGCTTCTTCATCTTCTTCAGCTAATACTGTTTCTTCTGCTAAATCTTCTTCTTCAACTGTATCTACTTCTTCAGTTTCTGACTCAATAACTTCAGCTACAATACCTTCTTCTTCAACTCTAAAAGATACGCCTGTGTCGGTCTTGTAAGTTCCTACAGGAAGTAAAATTGTAGTTCTGTCCTCTGTGAGAACTGATATATCCACTCCTGCTTCTAATTCTTCAGCAGTTGAAACAAAGATTGTTCCGTCTTCTGATTTTGCTTGCCACTCTAACTTAATTGTTTCTTCTTTGTTAAGACCTAGAGCTACTAAGATTTGTTCTTTAATGTCCATAATTCTTTTTAGTTTTATTAGTGTTTGTAATATATAATAGATAAACTATTACTTTGTTTGATTTTGCTTAATTATTTCATTTAGTGCTGAAAGAATTTCCTCATTACTTGGTGCTTTTTCTGACATCTGTTCCATTTTGTCTGTAAAGTAGCCTTCTATTGATAACCCTTTTAATTCACCTTCTTTGATTTTATTCCAAAGTTCGTCATTTTCTATTTTCATTTTTACAAACCAAGTGCCATTAGGTAAGTCGTAACCGTATAACTTAGATTTGTCTTGGTCACCTTCCTTAATCCAACTTTCAACTGTTAGAACCCCTGATACTCTATCTTGATGTTGGTATGTAGCTTTATGGTGATTGTTATGTTTTAAATATAATTCAGAAGCTTTACGTACTGTTTCAGGACTGAAGTACACATAGTAGTCGCTGTCTGTATTTGGGTCGTGTCTGAATATTTGCTTGTTAGGAATAAGTGCAGGACTAACCAACATTCTTTTCTCCTCATCTACTTTTGCAAATGTTAAATTATTCTTTTCTTTTCCAAAGTAAACAAAGTCCTGTTCTATTGCAGGTGAAGTTACTAGACTAATAGCGTCTATTGCTAGTTCTTGACTATCATCTGAAATTACTAACTCAACAATAGATGTAGTCTTTTCGTAATAGTCTTTGTTCGCTTCTTCACATTCAGCAATTGAGTCATATTGACAATCTCCTGTCTTTCCCCATTTATATTTTCCGTTTTCACATTGTTCGCAAGGCATAGTATATAATATATTTAATTAATTTTTATTTGATTTTAGATTGTAGCCCTTCTTCTAATATTGGCTAATTGGTTTTGGCTGCTTGTCATTTCATACGTAACTACATAAGCTTTAGTCGGCTCAGGTTCTACTCCTCCTGATAATTCAAAAGCTCCTGACATCATTTGAGGTGCAGGTGGTGCAGCAGGTGCTGAAACTCCTCCTCCTCCTCCTCCTCCTCCTCCTCCTGAGCCGCCTGTATCTGTTGCTAAAATTGTTCTTACGTTCGCTAATCCTGCTGCAATTACTCCTGCTGCTGTTACATACCCAACAACACCACCCTGAGCAAATGCCTTATTTGCACCTACATAAGTATCAATAATCGCTGAAGCAACTGCTAGTTCTTTGTTATCTCCTGCTAAAGCACTTAATCCTGAAGCAAGACCTGAGAACGCTTCTAGTTGTTCGTTTACATTTTCTTGAACAATTTTTGACTTTGCTTTCTCATATTGTTTAGTGATAGCTGTAGTTTTCATTCCTGACTTCTTAGCCATCTTTTCCTTTAATTCATAAGCGTCTTTAAGTTCTTGTAATTCTCTTTCTAGTCCTGAAAGTCCTTCAGCTCTTAACTCCCTTTGAGCTTCTAAAAGTTCTTTTTCTAAAGCTACTGCATTAGTCTTTTGTTCTGACAATTGACCTGTAATAGTTTCTTCAAGTTCAAGCATTCTTACTTTTTCACCTTGTAAGGCTATGTAGTTTTCTTCATTTGCGTTTATATTATATTGAGCTTGTGCTGCGTCTATTCCTGCTTGTACTTGTTCTCTTTGAAGCTGCTGTTGTTCTCCTAGTATATCATTTAACTTATTGTTGGCTTCAATTCTTTCTGCAAAAGTCTTAGTTTCATCATCTCTTATTTGTCTTTGTATCTCAGCATCTTTTAAGTATTGAGCATTTAACTTAGCAAATTCAACTGCTGCTCTGTTTGCTGCTTTCTTTGTTGCTGTTATTGCTGCTGCGTTGTTTATGACATTTTTTGTATAATCAGTTACAGCGTCTTTTGCTTTAGTAACTGTTTCAACTGTTTTATCAAAAGTATTGTCTACTCCTGTATAAACGTCTATCAATTCTTTTCCTGCTTCTGTTGCTAGGTCTGCTGCTTTATCAAAATCACCTGCAAATAAAGCTGCTACAGCACTACCTACAAAACCGAGTGTATCTACAAAACTATTAAACCGTTCTATAAGGTTATCTTGTATCAAATCCCCGAACTCCTTTAAAGACTCTTGTGGGTTTTCAAATATATCTTTAAAGAACCCTGTAAAAGCTCCTATATTATCATTTAGGAAATTAAACAAGTCATTGAACGCAATATTTAAAGCTGTCATTCCTGTATCAAAAGCGTCTAATACTTTTTGATTACTACTAAATACTTCCATTAGTTTTGCAAGTAAAGCAACAATAATTCCTATCCCTGCTGCTTTTAATGCCGTACCTACACCTTTAATAGCAACACCAAGTCCTTTAAAACCTTTTTTACCTTTTTTAGTAGCTCCTTCAAGCTTTTCAGTTTGCTTTACGACCTTCCCTATATCTGATTTTACATTTAATACAATTTCTTCTCCTTGTGCCATATCTTTATTTTTTAAAGTGCTACTCCTGTTTTAATTTGTGTGAATGTTATATTACTACACCATTCTATCGTTACGTCTGTTGCTCCTCTTACTCGCATAGCAAAGTTAGTTCCTGATACTATTCCTGTTGGTTGCCAATTAGTAACCGTTCCATTACTTTTTATTGCGTCACGTTCTCTGCTTACACTAAGTGTTCCACTTTCATTTATTATAACTCCTCTTTCTACCCAACTTGCATAATCACCTAAATTACCTGTTCCTGTTCCTCCTACTCTTACAGCTATAACATCAGCGTGAAAATACATTACAGCGTTTTCAGGAACGGCTAGAAGTTTATCAGTTGTGTTGTTAAGATAACTTACAGTATTAGTTCCGTTTGTAGTTTGTATTCCATATATCACTTGAATACTTTGCCTTTCACCTAACAAGTCTTCTGCTACGTTACCACCTAAGACAATTGAGTTATCGGCTGTAGCTTCTCCTAAAGTACCATACACGTTTGCGTTACTTACTCCATTTGCTATTTCGTTTTGAGTTCCTACTACAATATTATTTGTTGAGTCGCCTCTTACTGTATTCTTTTGCCCTATTATGTAAGTATTGTCTGTATTAGCCAAAGTAATGTTCCCTGCTCCATTTATCTTGTTGTTTATATTACTTATATTTCTGTCTAAATTGCTGCTGTATTTAAAAGCCGAACAAGTCCTTGTTACTTTATTATATTTGTAGCCGTAAGCTTCACATTGTACCTGATTAGGAGTTACCTCATTAGTTCCGTCTGTAAAGGTAACAGTTCCTATTGGATTTATGCTAGAAGGCTTTACATCAAATCCTGTTAAATATGGTGTTGTAGGTGTTTTACTCATTATGGTATAAGTATAAATTCAACTGTTGCTAAGTCGTTAGGTTTGTAATCTATTTTATTTACTCTATAAATTCTGTTCTTTATCATTACTGTGTCATAGAAATTAAAGCTATTAACATCTGAAGGAGTTAAATTTACTTTAAGAGTCATAATTCTAGTATCAGGATTGTAAAGGTCTTTGTAATACGGTTGCCAAAACAAACTAAATAAATTATTAGTTGAAGTTCCTATACCTGTGAAAGTCTGCTGTGTTTCAAAATTTATATCTATTGTTGTATTTGTAGTGGGTATATCTGTCAAATGACTAAATTGTAAAAATTCAGTCCAATTCGCTTCAGCAAAACCATTCCAAGCAGGTATAAAATAAGAACCATTACCAACGCTTTTTATTCCATTGTTGAAAAATAATCTAGGGCTGTTTGCAAAAGGTTGCGAGTCGCCATCATCAGTCATAGAATAAATAGCAGGTGTTATCAATTCGGAAACAGCGTTTATATCAGTCAGAGGTTTTGGCACTGATGCAGCAAAAGGTTCTGCTGATATTTCTTTTTCTCCTGTTAGTAAGTCAAATTGCTGTGAAGGTGCAATATGATTTAATGAACCGTAAGGATGACCACCTGTTGAAGACTTCATAACACTAGCTGCGTAGTCGTCTTCATCTTCAGCAAAGACAAACTTAGTTATTTTATTTAAGTCAGTTAAAGGTTTTAATTTTATTTCTGTTACATCTACTTTGTCAGTCCAATTTAATTCTTTACTATCGTCATTATCTATAAATGTATTATAGTAAGGTTCAAACATTATTTCACTAGGATTATTAGGGTTAGGTAAAGTTACTATATTAAACATATTAATTAAACCCTTCAAGAACTCCCATTGGTTAAGCTCACCTCTTAATGTTTCCATTAAGGTTTCTGTAGTCAGTGTAAGCATACCTGTAGTTCCGTATATGGTACACTTACCTTTACGGGTAGCTGTTTGTTCTCCAAAGAACAGAGTATTAACAGAAGTTAAAGATTTCCATTCTAGCTGAATATAATCACCTGCATTTGCACAACTTATTGTAGCTGAAGTATTTCTAGGTAGAGGAATATTACCGTTAACATTTGCAATTATTTCGTCATAAGTGTTTAATAAAGTTCCTGAACTGTTGTATTTAACCCATCTAGTATGTATGTCTTGGTTGGGTGCTAATAAAGTAGTTCCCCATTCAAGTTCTGCTGAAAGGGTAAACATCTGTCCGTCTGCTGAAGCAGTAAATTTACTAGCTGTCCAACCCATCTGTGTGTCAAAAGACCAATCAGATAAGTCAATAGCATCAAATGAGCCTGTGCAATATTGTACTGCAGCAGTATCTTTATACAGACCACTTGTTTCAGGTATTCCTGATATATTTTCACCCCAACTAAAATCCATATAAAGTTTTGTAAATAAATCGGACTCAAAAAATTCACTTTTATACGTGAAAGGTATGTCTTGAAATATTCTGTCTATTAAATACTTTACATTTATACAAGGTCTGAACGCTGCTTGTAAATCTAAGAGTTCAGGCATTCCCCAAATTGCACTATTAGGTGGATTGTAAGGCGTTCGGATTATTTGATGTGACCAATCTATAAAAGGGTATTTTAAGGTTGAATAGGTATCTCTGAAGCCTGAAGTATTAGGGTTTAAATAAGTTATTCCTGTGTATGGTGCTGAGTCGTACCAACTTCTATAGATATTTTCTTTTTGATAATCGTGTTCTAATTCTGTAAAACTTAATTCTGAAAATGTCTTTAATCCTAACACATCAGATAACGAAACAGCTTCAGAATATAAATTTACATTGTAGCTTATTTCTCCTGACTTGTCAGAAATATCTATCATTTTTAAAAACCCTTCAAATAATAAAAAACCGTCTTGTTTTAATACACATTTTGTTTTATTATACGGATTAAAGTTAATATCTGTATTAGTTCTTGTTATTTCAAAGATGTGGTCAAAGATTTTATTATTTCTTTTTGTTGCAGGTAATTTAAAAGCTTTTGAATAAGACTGTACTTTCTCAGCTACATTTTTAAAGTCATCCACACTAAGACTTAAAGGTATATCTTCATCTTCATATAAATCACAAATAACTTGCCCATCTAGTAAGTCTGAATATGTTTGCGTAGGAGTAGTACCCTGTTGAGAAATAGATACATTATCTATAACTATATTATCAGCAACGAAATTGTAATAACTTATAACTATCGTGTCATCTGTACTAGCTGCAGTCCAAGAAAAAGTGATTTGACTTTGGTTTGCTGCGTGTAAAGGTTGCGCGATCATATTAGTACCATTATAAGCACTTGTTAAAACAAATCCTGTGCCTGTAGTAGATAAGTTTATTGTCATTTCGTAATTTATTCCAACAACTAAGTTAGATAATCTTTGGTATATTCCTGACAAAGTTAATGTGGCTACTGAGTATAAAGTAACTCCTCCTGATATTACAGTAGGTACTGTTGGTGTTCCTGAGCTTGAACTTCTGTATCTGTACCAATCATTTATATAATTTGGTGGATGAGAGCTTAAAGCTGAAACTATAACATTGGATGCAGACGAAGGGACTGTGCAAGTTGGATGGATTGTATTATCTAAAGCGTTGAAAGTTGAACCATCAACACAGAATTCACCTGTTTGCGAAAAGGTAGAACCGTAGCCGTTATAGATTTGTGGGTAAACTATTAATTGTAAGCTCATTATATTGATTGCGTTCTTAGTGTCTTACTCTTTTCTACTTCAAAAGTGTATTGAATAAGTCTATCATTAGCTACTGTCTTTTTTGTAAAGTTTGTACTCGTTAACCTTACAGGTGTTACGTATTGGTTCAAATTAGTTTGAACGTCATACACATACGAATAACCTGCTAGTATATAAACCTCAGGACTGTTTGTTAATTCTTCAAACATTACGTTATCGTTTTCACTTATAAAGTCTGTGTTCATTTTGATTTTCTCAGTAGCGTTTACTCTAAATGTTTTCTTACCACCTTTGTAACCGTTTACTCTGTAAGCTGACTCGTTCCAAGTTCCTGCCTGTTGCTCGTATGTAGAACCTTTTGTTGATATACTTCTTGTAGACTTCTGTGTGAATGTGTAGTAATCCCACGCACCCCATTGGTTAAGCCAACAAAGTCTTATAGACTCATATCCTTTTGAATTAGGACAATTAACATTTATTCTATATTCTTGAGTTGTATAATTTGATGACATTGTTTTCCAAGCTCTTATAGTGTAATAGCCACCCTGTATAGTTCCTGCTGAAACTAATCCTGCAAACATTGTAGTATTGTCGCTTCTAAGATTAGCAGGAAAGCAACCAAAGTAAAACAGATTTTTTTGCACATCAGAAGTTGCCGAATAAGCTCCACCATTAGCTACGTCTTTATTAACATTTTCCGAACCTAAAGAAACACCTGCGCTATTAAAATATTCAAGATTTATTGAAGACACTTTTTCGTCATCATCTAAAAAAGCAATTGTACCGTAGTCTTCTACATTTGCATTTTGAGTATTAGGTGCATTAGTTAGAAATCTTTTAGATTGACTAGAAGGAAAGAACTCTGTCATATCAAAACCAAAGTCTACATTTTGTAAATCTAATACATTATCATATTTTAGATACCCATTAAGCAATTTGTAATTGATTGAATTAACAGGAGTAGCTTCTTGCTCAGAACCGTTGTTATCAATATATACAGTTCTAAACTGAATAGTTAACCATCTTAAAGCATTTCTATTTGTTGAATACTTATCTATTAAATGTAAAGGGTTTGCTGTTTCATTATTTGTTAGTGCAGTTTTATAAGAACTACCTTCAGCTGCAAGATTATCAGCAGCTACATAGCTTTCAGCTACTTGCCTGAAGTCAAACATACCTACACCTACATTATTTGGTTTTGTCTTAAACGTAGCTAAAGGTGCTCCTGTTACTGTTGGTGGTGTTCCGTTACTTATATAAACGTCAGCTTGAAAACTTACATTAGTAAATTGTGCTACTATATTGTCGTTAGATATTGTAAAAATTATCTCTTGCCCTACAGGTACAGCATTTGAATATCTAGGTTTTTGTTTTATTTCTGTTTGCATTTAGCTAATTATTTTTTGTTGTTTTAAACCGTCTATTATGCTTTCTTTTATTGCTGCTCCAAAATTATTACTAAATTGTTGCATTCCTAACATTAAAGGTTTCTGAAAGAAGCTTATGCCTTGTATTCCTTTTTTTCCAATGCTTCTAGCAATTAAAAACTTTATACTTTTTCTAGACATAAATTTCCCTTCTTTATCTCTTGGAGCTATTCCTTTTTTAACTATCCACTTATCAAGTGCCTTAGTAGGTGGTTGTGAGTGTCCTTTAGATTTTTTATAACGAAAAGGACTTTTAAGAGTTTTGCCTTTGTAATCTTTAAATCTTCTTTCTTTTTCTGTTCCTGAAACTCCCTTATCTACAAACTTACCATAAGCAGCCATCTTAAACTTTACACTTAAAACCCCTTTGTCCTCTATCACAGTAAATGTAATAGATTTTTCTAAAGCAGTATCACCACCCTTAGATTTCTGTAAGTTTCCTTTTGCTCTATTTACTACTTGTTTACCAAAGCTATTAAGATATCTTTCAAGAGCATCTAACTTCATTACACTAGTGCTGCAAATACTTCTACTTGAACATCAGTTGTTGCTGAAGGTCTCACCTCTACAGTAACCAAATCTTCTAATGTAGGAAAAGCAGGACTTGCGTCTTCTTCACCAATTAAAACTTCTTCAGCTTGGAATAAGATGTGCGAACCACCTGCTCTAACTGTTACTTGATAATTTGTTGCTGCTGTTACAAAAGCTACTTTCATGTCTTGGTCATCACTTAAATTTGTAACTCTTAAGTATTTGCAATTCTCTACATCTAAAGCACCATCAGCACCATAAGGTGTAGAATTAAAAACTGCTACTGTTGTAGTCTGTGAATGAGTACAAGTTAAAATTCTTTCAAATACATCTACTATCCCTGTAGTTGTTAAAGTGTTTAAAGATCCTCTGACTGAGCCGTTCAATACGACATTCTCTGTAATTGTTGTTGTTAAATCTGCCATGTTATATTTTTATTGTTATTTTAAATTTCTTCCATCCTATTTGAACTATTAATCTGCCTATCTTAAATTTGAACATTAGTAACCTGCACCTCTTATATTAACAGGAATATTACAAGTCTGAAAGTCATTCTGAACTAATACTCCTAAGTTAAACACATATCCACAGCATAAGTTATCAAATCTTTCCTGAAACGGTTCTATTGTAAATTGGTCTTGCGTAAAATAGATAGGTTCGTTTATATCATTTACTCCGTTTAAAGATTGTCTAGAACTGTGTCTTAACATTCCTATTATGTCTGTGCAAATAGCTAGTGTCTGATTGAATACTTCTTGTTCGTTATTCTCTGTGTTTACTAACTTAGTTAATTCTGAATGTTGTTTTGTTTGCCAATCTGACTTCTCGCTTACCATATCCATTATAAAGATTTGGAAGTTATAAGTAAGCTGACTATCACCTGTAGTTACTGATGTAGGATTTATGTGCATTAAAGGGAACTTCTCCATCTTTTCAAGATTGATGTCGTAAATGTCGCCAACTGAAGTAGTGCTGATTTGGTCGTGATACTCACCTAACCTAAGCAAAGTATTTACTACATTATTATAAGTCTTATTATTTACCATTTCTTTGAACTTTATTTTGTGAGTTTAAGTCTGTTTCATAACTTAACCAAGTCAAGCACTCTAACAGCCCTAAATTCGTTATTCTTTCTAAGTTTACTATCTCAGCTCCGCATAATCTGTGGAGGACTCCGAACCATCCCCACTTATCAGCAAAACTTTCTGTTGCTATTGCGTCTTCGTTTCCTTCAGCTGCTCCATCAAATATAATGGCAAAATCTCTGACAACTCCTTCCCTAAATTGTAGAAAAAAAAAAGAGCTGCTTGTACTTGTTGAGCTGACATCTTTTTCATTTCTTCCGTCCTGAGCCGAATATCTCCATCATAAGCGTTAATAATATAAATGTCATTCTTCTTTTCTTTTATCGGTCTAAACAATACAGCCATTATTTCAGGCATATTCTTTTCAATTCCACCCTTAATAAATGTTTCTAAGTCTGCATACTCGCCTAATGTTATACTGTCCAAATCAGGATGAAAGCCGTACTCAACACCATCTATTTTAATAATCTTTTTAAGCTTAGTATCTTGCTTTTGCTGTAACGCTGCTATCTTGTTCATTATAACTGCTACATCTGATAAAGCCAATTCCTTTACTAACTGCTTAGGAATGTTAGATAATGCTGCTATTGTTTCAGTTGCTTCTTCTGTCTTTGTGCCTGTTTCAAAATCAATAAGTTGTAACCACTTCTCTAACGTTACATCTTTCCAACTGCTTATAAGTTTAAACTCTTTTACCTTACCTTCTTTTTTAACTTTTACTTTCATCTGTTATATAATAGAAATTTGTTGTTTTTAGTTTACTGTACGTAATACTTCCCTGCGTTAGGGTTGTCTAGGTGATAAATTACGTTATATCTAACCCCATCTATTGCGTGGTTGTAGTTATCTACATAAAGCTTTGAGCCTTTGTCAGCGTATATATAGTTATTCAATTCTTTAGCTATGTTAGTGCTTTCAGGTGTTATGATTAGTTCATAATCTTGCATACGAGTTATTCCACTTTCAATAGTTCCTTTTTTAACAGGCTTTATATTTACCCCTAAATGTCTAAGGTCTGCTATTAGTCTTGGTTCTGCTGAGTCTGCTATGATGAGTTTATTATCTACTTTGTCTAATATTATTTGTGCCAACTCATTTGACTTTAATCCGTTCTTGTATATATGTTCTTTTAAATATATCTTACGTTTCCTTTTATCAATAGCTACTTCAGTAAGACTGTCAGGGTCAACACTAAAACCAAAGTCCATTCCGCAAGAAGTCTGTAAGCCATCAGGATTAAATTCACCTATTGACCAATTCTCAAATACAACTCCTTCAGCTTTGTCTAACCAACCCCCTAAGATTTTATGCTGATACTTTTTAAAGTTTCTGTGCTTTATGCTCTTAATACGCTCTAGGAAGCTCTGTGAGAGGTTTTCTTTGTTGTCTCGGTAGTTGGTGTGTATATAGCATACATTGTCTTTAAAGCCGTTAAAACCACCTTCTACGCCTTTGTCCTCAAAAAACCTTTTGTATATCCAATGTTCTTTAGTAACAGGGTTTAATATTAATACTACTCTATTGTGTATGTTCTTTTCTCTAATACTTAAATCAATAGTGTCAAATATATTCTCATCAACTAATTCTTCTGCTTCGTCTAATACCCATGTGCTTATTCCTTGTAATGACTTTAAACTTGCTGTTTGATTTCCTGCTGATGTTCTAATTCCTCTAAATAAAATATCTGACTGATTGCTTGTATTAACTACTTCTGCTTTATTAATACTAAAGACTTCATCAAAACCTAGCAGTCCAATCTTTTCTAAGAATTCAGGAATAATAGACAAGTGAGCTGAAGTCATTGTAAAACGAGTAAAGAGAATTCTTATCCCTTTAGTCATTGTAAGTAAAGTTAAAAATACTGTTACAGCAAAAGACTTACCTGATCCCCTTCCGCCTGTAATTATAAAGTAACGAGCATCAGAAGAAAATAATGGATTGTATTTCTTATTCAGTATCAGTTTCAACAAATGTTATAACAGGCATATTGATAGCTTTATCACCTGAAGTTATATCTACTCTGTTTGTTTCATTCCAACCTAATCTAGTCTTAGCAGCGTGTATTACTACTGAAGGTACTTTGTCTTTTACGCATTCATAATACTTTGACTTAATAAAGTCCTGCTGTATATTTTCTATTTCTTCAACCTTAGCTGCAAATTCTTCATCTTCTTTTAACCACTTATAAAAGTTTGTTCTGCTTAGGTCGGTTGCTTTTAAAGCAGTTGTTATTACTCCTAATGAACTTTCTAAAGCTTTGAGTAATCTCTCTTTGTTAATCTTTGTTCTATTCTGTTCCATTTTTCAATGTTATATTAGAGCGTGATGGTGGAATTGCACCCCTTCTTTGACTTGGAATAGCC